AGTTTACTTAATTATAGTTGGAAATATAACACCTGTAAGAAAAAAGGGTTAATAGTATTTGTAATTAATAAATACCACTACTTCTCATAACTCGATTTAAATTCGGTGAGTAACTTGAGTATTGTTTACCTTGTTTAGTTGCACTACGTTTACTTCGACTTGCAGCACCATATTGTTGTGGAGATAACTTATCTATTACTTTACTTGGTAGATAACGTTCTCCAGTTTTACTACTAGGTTCGCCAGATTTAGTAGCCCACCTTTCTGAACCCCATTTCACTAAGGACTTCTGCTCCTTATTTTTCTTACCTTTATAACTACCTCCAGATTGTTCATATTGTTTAACTAACATCTGACTCTTTCTAGCACTCCATTTACCAGATGCAGTACCACCTACATTACTATTCTTAATGCGTGACTTAATACGTTCTCTTAATGATGGTTTAGTGTAGTTGTTGTTCATCTTTTAATTAACCCAATTGGAAAATCAAATCTAGTAGACTTAGACTTCTTCAATTTCAATTTCATAACCTTTCCAGAGTTTGTTTTTATTTGATCTAGTTTCATAAGTAAACTCATGTTGTTTAATGTTATTTATTTTAAAGCTAGTTCCTGATTTAAATATAACCTCTTCTTCTTTAGGATTAAACCCTCGTATATCAACTGCATTAGAGTTATTTGATTTAGATTTAATCTTAAACCTCACTTTAGAATAGTTAAGGAAATCGTCATTAAATCTTTCATTAGTTGTAGCTGATGTAAATCTAGGTTCAGTTACTATACTTCCGATTTTGTAGTTAGATATTAAATCATTTAGATTAACATCTTTAACATATCTATAAGTCTCACTATTATTTAACTTAGGTAGTCTATCAAATAAGTTATTTAAGTTATTTACAGTTTGTTTAACTTCATCTGTAGCATCACCAGTTATAAGATAGTTATTAATATCGTCATGTCCATCATGTTTAATATATTTATTTAAAGTAGTTTGTTCTAACTTACTTAAGTTATGTTGTTTAACGTATTTATCTTTAATTGCACCAAATAGATTACCTTCATACTCATCGTCTATTTTATTTAAATTAAACTTACTAAACAACTCATTAAAACTAAAGTTACTATTACTTAAATAACTATTTAACTCGTTTACATTAGTTGATTTAACGGTAGTTTTAACAACCTGATTACGATTATATTGTCTAACTAATTTACCATTACGAAGATAAGATTTAACTCCTACAACTCCTAATAGACCAGTACCGAGAATTGCGCCACCAAGTAATAAGTTATTACGTTTACCTTTTTTCTTACTAAATGTAGTTACATCTGATATTAGAAACATATTAGTTAGCAAATCTCCCTGTTCCAGATGGTTTAGTATTACGACTCCATAGATTTTTTCTCGACCACCAATTAGCCGAAAACTTATCATCCTTAGTTAATTGACCACTTTTATTCTTAATGCCGCCACTTCTAGCTAAGTAATTTTTACGAGCTTCTGGTGAGTAATTATGTCCGTATCCGATTGCGCCGAATCTAATTACTTTGTATTTTTTCTTACCATCAACTAATTTACTAGCTAATACTATTTTCTTATGCACGCCATCGTTCGCTGCGATTGGCTTATTAGGTGTTAATGTTCTACCATCACGTAACTTTCTCTTACGTTTATCTTTACTTCCTTTGTTTCTCGCAAATGTAGCTAGTTTATTAACAGAAGTATAATAAGCATCTGTATCTATAACTTCACGTCTAGCTATTAATTTCGCTATTCTACTTCTAGCTTTTTTTCTACTTTTACTTGTTAATTGAGAATAACCGCGTTTAGGTTTAACTCCTATTGTTTTATAAAGATCATTACTTAATGAATCATTTATAATTTTATCTGCTTTCTTTACACCATACTTTTCAGCTAATCTTCTTCTACTAGCTTGTTGTAATAGAAATACACGCTCTTGTATTTTCTTACTTCTTTGTTTCTTAATTTCTTTTAACCATTTAGCAGCTTGTTGACTATCACCAGCTAATTCTTCTAATTTTTTATAGTTTTTTAAATCATCATAAGTAATTTGTTTGTATTCATTACCTATGTTACCCGATGCTACTATTTTATCTGGTTTTATTGGTTTAGCTTTTAAATTACTATTTTTTTGTCTTATATCTCTAACTTGCTTTTTAAATGCAGTTCTACCAACTTGTTCTGCATTTACATTAGGCTTTGATAACTCTGTAGGTAAATTATTATCAGATAGTATAGTTTCGGGATTGTTAATTTTATTCTTTAAATCCTTTAACTTCTCTATTTCATTTTGTAGCTCTTTCTGTTTTTTATTAACTGTTTGAGTAGGTATTGGTGTGTTAGGTTTAGGTACATTAATAGAAGATTTAATACCTTTACCTTTTAAAGCAAGGTAACTTAATCCTCCTAATAATGCAGTTCCTAATACAGAATTACGAATTATAGAGTTACGTTGTTTACGTTTAACTTTATCCTTATCACCTTTACCTCGTGCGAAGTTAGCCAGATCATTGATTAGAGTTATCATAGTTAAAGTTGTTTAAGTTATCTATCATGTATATTCCTAAGTCTAAATGGTATAGGTTAAGTAAGTCATTACAAAAGAGAATTAGAACTAGAGAATCTAAAGTTAAAAATGTTAGTAGAGATAAAGTATTGCAGAAGTTATATAAACAAGTTAAATAGAGTTATTTATTCTTACGTTTAGTTAACTTCTTATAAACTGCATAACTTCCACCTGCTGCTAATGCTCCAATTGCAGCACCTCCTAATAGACGTGATTTAATGATTTTATTACTTGCGTTATAAGCATCATTTTTAAGTTGTTTAGTTATAGTACGTCTAACATTAGATTGCGATTTACCTCTATCTTTAGCTTGTTTAGTAAACTGCTCAATTAACTTATTCGGACGTTCCATAACTTCACGTAACTTATCATCGTTTATCTTAGCTCCCGTATCTCGTTTAGCTTGATATGTAAGTACCGCTACTTTCTTAGCTTCATCTACAATACGTTTACCTGATTTAACATCATTACGATAATCATTAGCAATAAGTTCAGTTAGTTTACGTCGTTTATCCCTTATGTCTAAATTACTTACACCTAACTCACGTTTTCGTTGTTCAGTTAATGATTTAAGTCCAATCATATTAACTCCACTTCCTACAATTGCACCAAGTCCACCTACTGTACCTATGTTAACTAATCTAAGTTTACGCTTCTTCTTGTCTTTAGAACCTAGTTTACGTGCCATGTTATTTGAGCCTATTACGTTGTTTCTTTGCTCGTTGATTAGCTAAGTAACCCATTGTAATTCCAGTTCCTATAGCTGCTCCTGCTAATGGTGTTGCAACTTTAAGTAATCTAGTTGCATTTCTAGTTTTATTAATAGCATTCTTATATTGATTTATTACATCATCATTCATTGCACTGAGTCTAACGTCATTCATTAAAGTAGGTTTACGTGCAATTGCATTATCTAAATCAGTTTGAGCTAACTTAATATTTGCATCAAATCTTTTAGTTAATTTTCTACTTACACCATATCCAATTGTTCCACCTACCGCAGATCCCGCTATTGCGTAGTTCCTTGTTTCTTACGTTCATTAATTAGATCACTTCTAGTTAAACCAAATTAATTGCGTCGTTTAACTTTATCTTTACTACCAATACGTCTAGCCATATTATTTCCCTTTGTTACGTTTATATGAGGTTACTTTAACTATTTTACCCGATTTAGATTTGCGATTGTATGATTTAACATTACCAAGTGATTCCATTGTTTTCTTACCTAAATAAGCAGTTGCTAATCCACCAGCACCTAATATTCCTAATCCTGCTGCTACACGACTCTTATTTGCTCCCATTAATCTAGCAGCACCTTTAATATAATTACCTTTACCATATCTTTTTAATGTGTCCTTAACTGCTGCAAATCTATTACCGAATACTTTAACTTTCTTCGCGGATTTAAGTGCTACATCATCTGAATCTGGTATGAAGTTCTTATCGAAGTATCTGTCAGATCCGCCAATATATAATGTTTTACCTCTAAGTCCAGTTAATCCTAAACCAATACTAGGTAACGCTTTAACAGCATCTTTAGAATCTTTAATATCTAATTTTTGTCCAGTTAATCCACGATACATACCCCGTTGCATCTTTCTATGCAGTACATTAGTAATTGGATTTTTAGGAGCGTCTATATATTTAGTAGCTTCAGGTATTGGTACTCTAGTACCATCATCTAATAATTCTTCTGCTGTTTCCGATATAACTTTATGATTTTTATGACGACCTGTAATGTGAATATAATTTTTAGAATTTTTAATATATTCTTGATTATTTATTGCCGCACTTGCACCAGTTCCACCATAATTAGGATCTAGATAACCACCATTCTTCAATATAGATTTAGCATTTTTTCTACTTGTACTATGTGATTCAAGTCTGACACCTAATGCTCTTGGAATGCCGGATCTAATAGTTTGTTGTCCTAATAATGCAGTACCTGTTCCATATAATCCAGCTTTAATATAGTTAGGTTGATTACGATTATCTTTTTTCTTACCCATAACAAAAATGATGATAATTACTACCATCATTATAAGTGTTATTTGCTTCGCTGTTAATGTCAGTTTTCTATCTTAATGCACGTCCAGTTTTTGTGATGTTTAATTTTACCCTTAATTACTTTAATTAAACAACTACCATCTAGACCACGTGATTCTCGGAGATGAACTAATCCATAACAACATAACTGTTCATTAGTTATTAAGTTAGTTAATAGGTAACGTTTATTAACTACTTGTTGCCAACTCTTTTTAGCATCATTGATTAACTTATCTTCAGCTAACTTAGCAGCTTTATCAGCTAATAACTTATCTCTTGTTTCCTCTGATTCATTAGCTCTAACACAACTCCAACCGTTAATTTTGCGACCATAACGAGGACTATTTGGATTCATTAATGGGTACACCGCTTTAGCATTTAATCCAGTTTCTTCAGTTAAATCTTCCATACCGTAACGACAGAAACTAACACCTTCAGGTGTTGTCAATATGAAGCGTTCAGCATCTGGTAGATATTGTTTAATAATTGGTTCTGCATTAATATCTCTAACTTGATAACCGTTAATTAAATTAGCGTTATTAATGTGATGTGATATTGTCTTCTGACATATATCTAATTTAAGTTGTTCTTTAATAGCATCAATACCATAAGAACAAAAACTGTAGTTATCTTTATTTAAACTAATACATTCGTATTTGTTAACGTAATCTAAATATGTTTTATCTACAGTTACATAATCATCATTAAGTGATTTAACTTTATAACCTTTATGATTAGTCATCTTATTACGAGCAACTTTAATTAAACTACTTACATCTAAATCTAGTTGTTGTAAGTGAGTTACACCGTAAGTACAATACTCAATTCCATCTGGTGTAGTTATTAAGTAACGACGATTTCTAACTAAACTATTACCTCGTTTTAATTTAGCTTCAGAGGTATTGTTTTTTAATCTAGCAGAAATTAAAGTGCTACCTAACATAGAAGCTCGATAACTTTTATTCTGCCAACGACTCGTCATCGTTCTTTTTAAATACTCTTTACCTTCAGGTGTTAGAAAACAACCTTTACCACCATTTAATACGTTATAACCGTTAGGTGTTAAAGCATTATATTCTTTAATAAAATAAACTTCAGTTTTATCAATTTCTGACTGATCTGTTGTTTCTAAAGTTTTAATAATTTCAATTTTAAATTTATCTACACCATATTTCTTAATTGCTTTTGATAATAAACTTTTAGTTCCAACATAATTACCGGCTCTAATATGTTCTGACCAACGCTTTTCAATTGTCCTATTTGTTTGTCCAACATATTTTTTATCATTAATTGAGTTTGTCACCAAATAAATAAATTGTGGCATAATAATCTCATTTACGTCATAAGATCATTATACCACAACTTAAACTCGGTCTAGTTAGAAATAGGGAATTATTATCTAACTACTTGAGCATACAGATTCTTGGGAGAATAAATTACTGGTAAAACCATTGATCATTTTGTTACCACGTAAGCTCTTTATCCTACGTATCAGTAGTTTCATGTGTTATATCTACTGTTCAGACTATATCATCATCCACTTGGGATGTTCGGCACTCGTGGGTTTGTTACTGTCCGGTCTGGACTCGAAACCTAGTCGTTGAACCTTCAAAACCATTCCTGGTTAAGCTTGGCTGCTGATTGTCCACTTCTGGAGTTTCCAGCAATTCACCGAATTTTTACTACTTAATTACTTAAATAGGCGACTACAAAAAGTTTCAATCGCTTGCAAAACATCGTTGATAGGCACAGTTGTCTTCTCATAAACACGTACCATTACAGGAGATTCAGTACCTGTTAATACACCATCTTTAACAACTTTCTGTTCTTCAGGAGTACCAATAGCTTGCTCACCCATTCCATCCTTGAGGAATACGAAGCAATTCTCATTAAGGAATCGAGCATTACTGATGTAGCTATCAATAGTATTAGTATTACCAGAGTAGGTATTATCTACTTGATAGAACTCATCATAATCCTTAATAGGAGGTAGGTTATTAGAAGCCATTACCTCTTGTAACATTGGGAAGCTAACAGAACCTACTTGTGCAAATCCAACTGATTGTCTAGCACGAGCAATAGTAGATGCTTGTTTCTGAAGATCACGCAATGCAGTATTACTCATTACGATGAGATCAGGCTTGTAACCATTAGTATTGACATAAGTAGTTACAGCATCTTCTAAGTTAGCGATACCATCAGCATTAGCGTAGTCAGTCCACTTGTTCAACTTAGGAGATGCAGTGTTACCAGTAGCAACAAGAGCATCAGGGAAGTGGTTATAACTAGCACCAGGACGACGGAAATCAATTGTCCATGCAACCTTAGTAATTGCATCAGATACACTCAATTGACCAGTCTGAACAACTTGCCAAGCCATGCTAGTAAGTCTATCAGCATGAGATTGGACGATCCCCTCAATGTGACCATAGAGATACTTAACGAGCATATCGTTAGTACCCTTAATGACGGAGTTATCAGTTAACTTCATGGTCATAACACTAGCGCGTTTATAGGCAGCTTCTTCCATTGCCTTACGCATCTGTTTCTGAGTTACTTCATCGAATGAATAGCTATTACCTAACTTAGCTAGTTCACCGATTACTCGACGGAAACCACCATGAGAGATAACTGGAGGTTCAGCACCAGGAGCAATAAAGTTCGCAACTGGTGTGAGACGTTCACTTACGTATGCTAGGAACTCATCGTCCTCATACGTCTTAATAGGCATGAATTGATCAATAAGTTTAGTTCTCTGACGCAGACGAGCAATAGTATCGTCTACTAGAGTTTCGGCAACTTTAGCTTGCAACTTATCGGTAAGAAAATTAGAAACTGAACCCATAGTAAGAAAAAAGTAGGATAGTGGGCGCGATAACATACATCATTAACATACGTCATTAACGCCCGGTTAGTTAGAATTTGTAAGCGAAATTGATGCCAGGGAATCGTCTAGCAATATCACCATCGAAGTATGGTAGATACTGGATACGAACACCATTAGCAATAGTATAGAGAGCTAGATCCTTAGCTGTTGCAACAGTATAATCAACTGCATGAACATGAAGTCCTACAATTGCATTAACTCTAACACCGATATTAGTACCAATAGGTAGAGCTACACTTGCGTTACCAGTTAATGTAATAACACCAGTTGTGTAATCAATAAATGCAATAGTACCAACAGCAGTTGCATTAGGAACTAGAGTTGCACTAGATAATGCAGCACTAGTTACAGTACCAGCAGTTGTAATGGCGCGGTTAGTAAGTCCATCAACTGCAAAGATAAATACCTTGTTAGTAATAGATGCTGCACGAACTAAATCAGATAATCCAGCAGTAGCATTAATAGCAGTAGCAACTTCACTAGCAGTAGTTGTAGTATTGTTAGTTGTTGCAGTTGCAGTTGCAGTTAAACCTTCTACAGTAACAGTTACAGTTTGAGCAGCAGTTACAGTAGTGATAGTTAGCGTAGAATATGGTTCAACTACAGTTAATACATCACCAGCAACAAAGATATTAGTTGGAGATGCAGTTACAGTTGCAGCACCAGTAGCAGTTACAGCAGTTAACTTAGTACGAGGTAGGAAGCGCAGTACGTTACCTACTTGAGCAACAAATAGTCCAGCAGGAACTTGTTTGCGAGCTTCAGTATTAAGACTAATGTAAGTATTCTGCACAGTTGCCGACACATTAGGATGATTACCATCACTGAATGCGAGAATGGCAGGATCAACTAGAAACGTTTGAGATTGATTGAAATAAGGCATAGTTTATGAACGATATTTTTTAATGTAGTTAGCAGCAATAGAACTCAAATCAGCTTCTTCATCTAATTCTTCTTCATCAAGAACTTCCTCAGCGAAGAATCCCATTTCCATAGCTGGCATACGGTCGAAGATTTCAAGTACAGTATTCATTGCATAGAGTTGAGTTGCAGGATCAACTTCGTTCTCAGCACACACGGTACTAAATGCCGCGATACGTTCATTAGCACTGAAGTTACCCAGTAGAGATTGAACTGCAAATGGAGTCATCTTACCAGCTTCTACAAGAGCGTAAGCACGTTCAGCTACATCAGCTAGAGCTTCTTTAATCTCAGTGTTGCGTTTAAATTCGGCGAACTCACTGTTCTGGTATGTAGCATAGTCAGCTTCCTGGTCTTCTTCATCTAATTCTTCATTCGTATCTAAGTAATCATTGATGTCTTCACCACGACTTTCAATACCCATAACTAATAGTTGATTTTCAGTAGCTTCATCAAGTCCGAGAACTTCAGATAGTGCTAATGAGAGATTATCAGTAGGAGCAATTTCACCTTCAATGATACCAAGTAATACATCAGGATTACATTCTAGAGCATCACTGAGATCAATTAGATATTCCTCAATGTCATCATAACCAGCAGCTTCGCCAAGTTCAAGTAACGCTGCACCATATTCACTACCTACACTAAATTCGGCAACTTCATCACCAGTAGAGTAAGCAGCTTCACCAACTACATCATAGATATCTTCTTCATCAATTTCTAATTCAGCAGCAATGCGTTCTTGTAGGTCGAGATATGCTTGAGTCATGTGTTGCTTATATTCGTCCTTCAACATCACACCAGCGGCAACTGCATTTTGTAGATTCTCAACTAAATCCGCAAATAGTTGATTGTGATATTCAATAGCTTCGTTCATAATACGTCTTAGTTATTTGTTTTGTTGTTTATATGCGTGTCTTATACCGAGTCCTGTACCAATGGCTAATCCAGCAGCACTACCTCTTAATGTTCTACGAAATGTATTTTTAGGGTTACTAGATATTAAACCTAAGACTCCACCGATTTGCGCTCCATTAGCTGCACCACTAGCAGCTTCACTAGTTAATGTAGCTCTACCTAATTTACGTAAGCTAAACTTGCGAGGTTTCTTATCCTTACTACCAGGAGTCCTAGCGAAATCAGCTATTCGGTAGTCAGATAATAACTGCATTATTTTTTCTTACCTTTCTTATATGCTTTGTAAATACCATAACC